ATAACGATCTATGTTTTTCATTAAAATTTTATTTCTTAATGGTGTAGCAACATTTAAAAGTATGCCCGCTACTCCAGGAGCTTTGGTTTCAGGTACTCCTTGTTTAATTAAATTTGTTAAAGCTTGCTTGTCTCTCTCTACTCTTAATTTTTCTGCTTCATCTCTATAATAAGTAGGTGTTGGTGGTTTTGCATATCGTTGAGTGCTAAGATATCTAGATCTTCTATCTGGACCTTCTTTTGTTTCGCCACTAGATTTTGCTTTACTACCAGAATAACTTTCTCGTTG